CTCCTCCAGAGCGGCTAAGCCGCCATACCCCCTATCGGGGATATGCCCATCTGACTCTTGTGTCAACGGAGTCAGGACGTCCGCTACGCTTTAGATGATCTTTATCGAGATAAGGGCTCTCGCCCCTCTTGAGAAAGAACTTCATCAGAGCTCCGATACCGTTCAAAGGATTGGATCTATGCTTAATTGCATGAACAACTCCTTTAACAAGTGGACGGTGAAGGAGGTCATCCCACTTTTCCGACGAAACGTCGAAACTGTAGGAATGACGTCCAAGCACTGGCGAGGTGTCAAGAACGATCGGAAAAGGGGCTAACCTCTTCAAGGATCGATCTAGCCACTCAGTGGTATCCCAGAGACCAGCCTTATAAAGCTGATTTCTAAAAGACACCATAGAAGTGAACTCGCTAGCTTGACGGTAGTTATCAGCGAAGAGATGACGAAGGTAAACAGGTTTTACATCCTGGCCATCGTACCAATCGCTTCCACATGACTCTCTAAACTTTCCAGTATAGAAAGACTTGTGAAGATTAACTTTTAGACCAAAGGCTAAAAGTTGCTCGATAACTATTGCCGTATATTCTACGGGGATAATGATATCATCACCGTAGACGCGCACCTTTCGTTGCAGAGATATAATGTCTCTACGACGAAGTGGCCTGTTGAGCTGCTTTTCTATCGCTACAAAGACTATGGTAAGGAAAACCATAGCCTCAATAGGGAAGCAAAGAGCTGAACCCATAGACGCGAACTTTCTAAGGTAGCGAATGCTACCGTCAGGAAGTGAGGCCGTCTTACTACGGCATGCCATAAGCGCTCTCATAAAATGAGAATACTTATAGGTCATGCGAGTAACAAGCCTTAAAGAAACCCGATCGCTTGCTTCAGAAAGATCAAGGGTAGATAAACTACCGGTGATCGATCCAAGGCGAGCATATTCTTGATTAGGCTTCTGATCGGTAAACCCGATCAAAGGTCCAACAAGTCTGTCCCTCTCGAGAAGAGGTACAAGAATCTCGAGTAAAGCCTGCTGAGCATATTGTATGCAAGTAGGCTCCATCGCGATAATACGAGGAGTCTTAAGCGTTTTAGGTACAGAGATAACCTTAACAGGTATCTCAGCACCAGGTTCGAGGAAGGTGTAATCACGAAGCGAATCAGCAAAGCCATAATTAGGAATTGCAAAGTCGCTTGACGAGAAGAAATTTTCATCTAATCGTCTAGTCCAGGTACGGTTATCGTACTTTTGGTTTCCAACCGACTTGTCGGCTGTGGAACCGGACCCGTGACGGGGAACATGATCACCCGCAAAAACCATATGGTTAATGCGATTAAGAGCACGCCCCCACAAAAGGTCACTAACGCGTTCAAAAGATCCCAATTGGGACTTTGTGAACCGTTTTGAGACATCTTCAACTTCCTGCTCACACTTGACATATCCATCGAATGCCTTCCTTTCTCGCCTAGGCGAACAAGGGAGCTTAATCTTTTTACATACCAGACAAATCTGGCGTATAAAGAAGATTGCATCCGTATTGGGATTGTCAAGCAACAGACCAGTCTTTCGACTGAACACAAGTTCGAGCAAACCTCCGAGAAATCGGGGGATAGCTTTATGTTTCGAAAAAGAAAGAAACATATGAGGAACCACCTGCCCCAGAGCCAAGGCTTGTTCAAAGTCTTGACAATAGGTAGGTAAGGTTATCGTGAGAAACGATAAACCTTCGTGTTCAACTCTTCTCGTGATCGTTTCAAGGTCACGAGTGGTGCTAACGGAACACCACTTGCTTGCATCATTAAGCAAGTGAGTATAGAGAGGTAGTAGGCTTTTCATCATTTCCTCCTCGAAAAGGGGTGGATTGATCCATAGCCAACTAACAATTGCTGACTCACCAAATAAGGTAAGCCCCCCGTCAAAGCTGGTGGAAGCGAGAATTACTTCTCGCCACCAAGCAGCTTCGTAACGACGGCACCGGAAGAAGCAGACAGGTAAGCGATGAAACCATCGCTGACTGCCTTCGCCTCGGCTACAGTGTAGCCAGTAAGCGGCAGGTCGAAGACCAGATATACACCCATAGAATATTTAATATTCTGCGAGGAAATCAGGGGATCGGCTGCTATCTTCGAATGATCAAGTCGAATCAAACGCCGAAAGCGCTTTCCATTGGTTTGACCAATGGTCAACTTGACCAGACCATCGTCTTTCAGAAAGACCCCTTGAGGGTCTTGAGAAACACGAGCGAGTGATTGCGCGACAGTAGAAATTGTCACGCTTTGGGGATCAGCAAAAGCCATATTGGCACCTCTTTGGTTAAATGAAAGTTCCAGAAAGGCATTATAACTACTTAGCGCGTTGTATTGCTAAGGCAGCTATAATCGCATTCTGCCTGGAAGTAAACGATCCAGGGTTTAGCCCAAAACCATAAGGAGTTGCGCCACGACGCGTTTTGGTCTCATATTGGAGATCAACGCGATCATGGACAGGGGTCCCATCTTGTAAGATAAGATCCTTGAGTATGATAGACGTAAGAACAGTTTTATGTTCCATAACGTAACCATACCGCATAACCAAGCCATCGCGTTGGAAAGCTTGCCAGTTATGTATAACATCACCGGCATTGCTCTGCCAATCGATAGCCCACGACCAGGGAGTAAGATTCCAGACGGTTTCTGCAGTTATGCGCTGTCCAAACAATTTGTTTGTAATAGCCTCATAATGTGCATAATCACCGATAATACCTGGTTTCTTAATTGGAGGTAAATAGTATGTAAAACAACCACTAAACCATTGTTCAATGGAAGTAGTCGTAGTAGTATACTGTTTTCCAAAACTCTGGTAAGCTTGTGTAACGAGTGCAGGATAACCAGAAAAGTTATTCTGAACTGAAGTTACAGTGCTAGATGAAGAGTTGATTCGTCGTTTTCTACGGATATTACGTCCGGAGTCTCTTTCGTACTGGAGGGCAATCTTATTAAGATTATTAGTGGCTTTGAAGAAGCTACGGATATCTGAAATAAGAGGAAGCCATCCAAATTCGTACTCAAGAAACTTGTCGGCGAATACTTTGTGTGGAACCTTCCGAAAATGATCGAGTTGTTTCTTCCACTCATGTGGAGAAAACATATCTTTCAATTCATGGGCTTCACCGATAAACTGAGCAAGACCAGATATAGGATTAGTAGGTAAGCAGTTAGCAATGGCAGTCGTACCAAGGGCATCAAGCAATGAATCGCTAGATACCGTGGGACACGTCGACCATTTTAACTTGCTAGCCGGATAAGCATATATCTTTCCTTTCATACTCCAAATGCCAGAGGCATAATTGAAAGTATGTCCGGAAACATCAAACCCACGATAACGTGAGATCGTTTTCTTGACCGTAAACGGTCCGCCGTGGTCTCTTCCATCTTTCGGTGGCCAGGGATGGCCAGAGGAAAGAAGAAGAGCTTGCTCGTTCGTACAAGGTCCAGCAATGGACCCATAGTTAGTGTAATCGGCCCCTGTTGTGCTTTTAAGCCCAAAAGGAGGAATCGAATGCACTAGCTTTGTACGTACCTTCATCTCGTGTATCCTTATGATAGAAGCAACAAGAAATTTGTTGCTGGTGTTGCGTTAGCAGAGGGGAGTAATCC